GGGCCCTAACACAGCTTGGGCTTGGACGGCCGGAGATCCGGACAACTGCTTTAACAGCAGTCGGTTCTTCGTTGATCTCGCTATTTGGCGGGTTCAAACGGTGATATGGCGTAAAGTCATTGAGCTGTGCCAACTTACTGGGTCGGAACACCTGGTAAGAAACGATGCAGCCCCGTTGGTCTATAATTTGGCGTCTAGCGGGCTCGAGGATATCCTCGGGCCAACCGGATCTCCCTGGAAAGGGGGTGATGGTGTTATTCGCCGAACGTTAGTTTCGACGGGAGTGCTACTTTCCTCGCCTGATATTATGTTAGGTCGTCTTGCGACGAAGGCGGAGCCTGGCAAGATTAGAGTGTTCGCGATGGTCGACAGCTTCACGCAGTGGGTGTTGCGTCCGCTTCACCTGTATCTGTTTAAGTCGGTTCTGAAGAAGATCCCTCAAGATGGCCTATACGACCAAATTGCCCCAGCTAAGAGATTAGTGAAGGTAATGCGGAAGTCTGGGTTGTCAAGAGTATGGTCTTTTGATTTATCGGCGGCGACAGATAGACTGCCTGTATCGCTCCAGGAGCATCTTCTGGGTGCGTTGACTAGTCTAAGACTAGCGGCCTCATGGCGTTGGTTCATGTCAGAAAGATGGTTTCGGTTGAGTCCTGCTCTCTCGAACGCTACGTGCGGTCGGGGGAAGGCAGGTAAACTGTATGCCGTCAAGTATGCTGTGGGTCAGCCCATGGGGGCGTATAGCTCTTGGGCGATGTTAGCTCTCACACACCATTGTATTGTTCAATACTGTGCGCGCCTAGCAGGCGTGTCAGGTTGGTTTGACCTATATGCCATCCTTGGAGATGACATCGTGATTGGTCATCCCGGTGTCGCTCGTGAGTACAAGGTATTCATGGAGCGGATTGGTGTTGGTATCAACAGCAGCAAGTCCATCATCGGACGGAACTTGACGTTTGAGTTCGCTAAGCGTTTCTTCTGGCATGGAGAGGATTTAACTCCTCTTCCTCTGTCAGGATTGGCGCCTGGTTGGCTCGCGTTGAGCTCCGTGCCGGAGATTGCGGCGAATTTAGCTGCTCGCGGTATTAATGCGAGTTTGTTCTCCATAGGTATCTTTGTAGGGTTAGGGTTCAAAGCGGCGTCTGGATTAGATGGGAAACCATTGAAAAAGATGTCGTCTAGAGCACGAGCCCTTTGGCTAATGCTTTCTGTTCCAGGAGCACTTTTTGGGTGTCTGGATTGGCCGACGTGGATGTGTCAAACCCGAAAGGGTGAGACATTGAATCCGACGCCTCCACAGATTGCAGCTTGGGTCCAAAGTTTGAAATCGCGAGTTGCGAAGTATCAGCTGGACTTCCTTATCACACGGGCAAAGACGGCTCTAAAAGCCTATGAGCCTGTGGGAGTCGGGAAGTTTGGTTATGAAGAAGCGATTCGTTGGTGGAGAACCGAGGTTCGAGCTGTAATGCTGGATCCGATGCGCGAGAAGATTGCCGATGTGCAGTTAGCGCTGGTTGAGCTGGCCCACTTGAAGGTTGGTGATTGGCAAGGACTGTTGTCGATTTACAATCACTTGAAGCAGATGGATGAATGGTTCGCTTTATTGCCTGGGCAGTTGAAAAGCAAGAGACGTCAAGTCAAATGCGATTTGCCTGTCCGGGTAAGAGAGTGGAAACGGATTTCGTCTGTTTTAAGTAGATCGGAGGATTCCTAGAAGTAGGAAGGCCGATTAACCCCAAGTGATATACCCAACATCCGAGTTTCTAGTGGAGTGATTTCCCGCTAGATCCTAATGAACGCGAGCCGCGTCCCTGTCTTTAGAGCAATCTATAGATATACACAAAGTACAGGTAGGTACATGAGCCTTGCAGGCCCGGAAAAAGG